CTGACCATTTGGATAAAGTTTTAAAATCTTTTGACGCCAGTTCTTAGGCCGCTGCCCTGAGACCCAGTCGCCATTTCCTCTCATTCCTAGAAACATAATTTAGTTCCTCCATATTATAAGTGAATTAAATTTATTAATTCACTGTTAAAGGTTAATCTTGAACAGTAGTAGTAGGTGCAGATGTTGTCGGTGAAGCGGTGCCAGGAGGTGTGGTTGTTGAAGCTCCAGGCCATACTCCAGCTCCAAGGTTTGGATGCCAGGAAAGTCCATCACTATAGAGTAACATCCTATCACACTTACCATTGAAAACTATATCACCCATCCAGCATTCTGAGTCATCTTTATCTTGAATAGTAATGGTATTGACAGGATCTGCATTTCTAGCAATGATACTATACCAACGTCCCTTAGCTTCTGCAACAGGTGGAAGAGTGACAACAATAGGTCCGACATCACCATCTGCTTCTGGACGTAAAACATAGTCCCTGGTTGTCATCTGATAATCAGCAGCAGGATCATGAAACTTGTCCACGATTTCCTTATCATGCTGAGCAAATTTGTCTTCTAACATAATAAAAGTCCTCCATTAAAGTCCTAGGGCTTTATCCATCTCGTCAGATTCTATATCGAAATCAGATTTACCCTGGTTAGATTTGTTATTAGTATTTCTGTCTCTACCTTGTGACCCACGTTTAGGTAAAGGTGGAGGGTTATCGCCATTGCCTTTCTTCTTCACAACAGGTTTCTTCAGTCCTAATCTCTTACGAGTTTCATCAGCCACCAGAGGAATGATCTTACTATAATGACTACCTGGAGACTCATCTGATAACTCTTTAAACACAGCAGATACAGTCTTTCCCCACGGTCTTAAATCCTCATTATCAGCATAAAATTTCTTGTTGACCTCTTCAAGTTCAGCTTTCATTTGATCCTGAGTCTGTTTTGGTATAGAGTCTATAAGAGAATCTATATTTATTTTGGTTTTCTCTTTACCTATCTCCACACCTTTTTTATAAACTTTATTTAAAACTTTGTTAAAGGCAGCAGGATCACGAGTTAATTCATCAAGGTCAACATCTCCAAGAAAATCCTCTTCATCTAAAGGTTTTTCTGTTGTAGGAGCTTTCGTCGGAGGAGGTGATGTAGATCTTGACTTCTTTAGTTCATCAATCTCCTCACGAAGTTTTCTCATCTCAGCATCACGAGGATCTTCCTCAGGTGGCTCAGTGGCTGGAGCATCTGTATTAGGTGCCTCGGTTCCAGGTGCAGAAGTGCCAGGAGCATTTGTTCCAGGAGCATTTGTTCCAGGCGGATCTGTTCGTAGATCTTCTTCATCATAACCTGGTTCTTCTAATGATTTTTTCATCTCATCCATTTCTTCTTGCATTGTTTTGTCAGTCATTTTGTCTGTCCTCCATAATTTCTTTAAGTTATTCAATATCTTCATCTTCCATCTCCATTTCTTCTTTCTTCATATCTAAGACATCAAGAAATATTTCAAGTATACTTAAAAAATATTCTACGGATTTTACTCTTCCATTTAAGTCACCCATATGAAGAAGAACAGATGCAGTTGAAGGATTATTAGATGCTGCGTCATCTACAATGGTCTTCATTTCTCTATTAAACCCTTCAGACCAAAATTTAAGTTCACGTTGCATATCTTGCCAAAGGACAGAACTTTTAAAGTCTTCAATTTGAGATCTTGTAGAATTTACTATTACTCCAAATTCTTCTCTTTCTTTATCCATTATAGTTCTCCTGTAGGTATAATATTTCCAGCTTGTAATTCCCTATCAACTGTCTCATCAGGCATTTGCTGAGTTTGAATTTGATTTACATTTCGTCTAAAGTCTTCAACATTCTTAGCACCCATCTGATGAGCTATATACATAAAGATACGAGTTATATCAAAGTTTTGATGAAGCTCAGGTTGACCAGCTATTATTCTAAACATCTCAACCCAAGCCTCAGAGAAATTACCTCCAGGTATAGAACCATCTCTAACAATTAAATCATAGTTAACTGCCATATCATAAGGTGTTACAGGAACTCTTGACTTACCAAATTGTTTAAGTAATTTTTCTTCATTCCTTCCTACAATACGAACATAGGTATCCTTAGACATATACTGTTGTGTATGAACAGCAAAGAAAGTACCTATATCTTGCATAAACTGCATTCCAAGTATCATAGCTACACGCTGCAAGCGAGATATAGCAGAACCACGTGTACCTTGAAATTCAGATCTAGTTAAACGCTCAGGTCCTCCTTGACGTAGAGAACCAGACATAGATTGATCAGCTCCTGAAATACGATCCATCCATTGAGTGATATAGGCTGAATCAGATACATTCATACGAGTTATGTCAGTTACACCAAGTTGTTGGACAACTTTATCAACTCCATGTCCCCATGCTGGACGTCTTAGACGAATAAGCTTACCAGGACCTGGCTCTTTTAAGTCATTTAAGTTAACAAGATATGGATCAACTACAAACATATCATTGATAGATTTACGAACATTAGCTACATGCGAGTTAAATAGAAAATCAAGAACTCCTTGAAGCCCATGAAGTATCTCAAGACGCCCTATAGGAGTTACTGAATATCCATCAAACTCTGAACTTGCTACAGCTGTAGGATACATTCCATGATAGTAGTCAGCTTTAAAACATTTAGTTATTACATCATCAGCTGAAAGGCGAAAGAACCACTTTTCAGGATACTCACCCTCTCCAAGCTTCCATTCTTTTGGGATAAGGTTAATAAATAAATTTATATTATCTATAGGATTAGTTGTATTAACTTGATCCTGTCTTCCAGTTTTAGATGATCCACCAAACTTTGTTTCACGCTGACTTTCATCAACTCCTAAAGATGATCTTTTATCAGTTTTTGAACGAAGATATTTTACATTAAATACATGACCTTCTTTATCATTAGATTCTTCAGATAGCATGTTCATATAGTTATCACGGCTAATCCAACCACAAAACTCACCATCTTGAACTCTATTACTTGCAACAGAAGGATCAGGAAGCCAAAGATAAGGATCTATATTATTTAAGGCATTGCCTTCAAAAATTAATCCTTCTACATAATCTGAATAAATAGCCTCAGATATTTCTCCCGATTCATCTTCAGTTTTTACAGAAGCTTTAACAGGAACTTTACCATACATCTGAACCCACTCAGGCATTCCAACACCAAGACCATATCCAAAGTTATCTCTAAAAATAGTATGAAGGATTAATGGGACTTTGGTCTTGATACAGTGAAGACGAATAACAAGTTCTATTAACATAGCTCCAATAGTATCATCATCTTCTACTCCTTCATATTGGAAGATAGGATCTTGGAAGAAGGCCATGGTCATATAGGTTAGGAGGGCCTCGAGGTTACTGTAGGAATAAGGAAAGATAATGGAAACAGGCTTTCTGGAGTCTTTGTCCTTGACCTTCTTCTCTTTTACACTTGTAGGAATATAGGTTGTTAATATCTTATCAATCTCATTCCATGAGTCAAATCGTTTAGATATCACTCTACGAGAATCAGAAGCCCTTTGCCAAATTTTAGTACGAAGCTCTTCATGAAAATCAGATTTTGGATCTAGATTAAGATCATTAGGGTAATCATAGTCAAAGTGAACATTAGCATAAGTCTGCTGTCTAACGTCCTTAGAATCACCGTGTACTGTGTATGGCATAGTAGGCCTCGAAGTTAATTAATTAATTTAATTTACTTTTTTAAATATTCCATAAGTAAGTTAAGTGCTAGCATGATACAAGCTACTACAACACTTCCAAGAATTATATTTATTCTAGTCATTATGCTGTTAACTTTATCACTCATTTTGTCTATAGCTCCCCACTGACTTTTATTTTCATCTTTTAAATTATTAATATCAGCTAAGCACCCAGAATGATGCTGACAGACATCTTCCATTATATAGTCCTCCAATCATCTACAGGATCTTCATATTCAAGTTCAGCATATTCAGATTCAGGATTGTTAGGATCATAATCCTTCGGTACAAAGTATCTTTGACCAAGTTCAAGCATCTCAAGAATATAGGCCTCA